CTGGAAGTTTGCAGTAGACGGGCCAGTGTTCGAATGGATAGAGACAAAGCCGAACTGAACGCCGTCCTGATAGCTCGATGGAAAGTTGGTGTTCGACTTCGGAACAAGGATATAGGCGTTCGCGGCGTAACCAACGTCCTCGTTGTAGTAGAACGTCCCGTCGGTCACTTGCGCAGATGTGGCCGCAGGGAATCCGCCATCCGTAATTCCGTCGTGTACGCGCAGTTGGTTTTTGGTCGTATCGACCACTAGCTCACCAGCAGCACCAGTGAAAACGAGGTTTTTTGCCGTAATACCCCGGCGTAGTTGTAATTGATCGGCCATTACGGAAGCTCTCCAAGGTCAGTGGTTGATGTGTTTTGAGCAAGGTCAAAGCGCGATGTCGGGATGTTCTCGATTTCAAACGGCGCCGATCCTATAAGACCCAAATCCATCACCGGTTTGTGCGAGCTGTAGTAATCCGTCCAACTCGTATTGGAGTTGAACAGATAGGCGTTTATGAACCGGTCAGTCAGGTCGATGGACAGCGGGACTAGCTGAGTCCTGATGATCGTCGTAGGCGTCACGCCAGCAACAAGTGATGCGGCGTAATAGACCTGGGCGCCATATTTATCAAGCACCTTGATGCTGTATTCACCGCTTACCTGAAGCTGAATAGGCGAACCGTTCAGCATCGGCACGCCGCCCGCGCCGGTCTTTATGGGCTGAGCAATCGGAACTGCCGAACCGTCCTCCTGAACCGCCGTGACCTGGAGCTGATTTGAGATAACCTGAGGGTCTGTGTCGGGCTGGCCGACATAGATAGATCCTTCGAATACCGGCCGACCCCTTGTGGGGTCAGGATAGTAGTCGTAAGGTAGCCTTACTTCGTTCTCGTCTGCCATTGCATTCACCATTTTGGTTTGATTTGAGGTGACATTATGTTCTACATCGGTTTGTGGATTACCTACCTTTTCCTCGCTTACCTTGTGACGCAATCGCGCGCCTGATTATTTCTTTGCAGGCTTCAGGTTATTTAGCGCGCTTTCTACCTTGGCCTTGACCCGCTTGTTCTTCACTACCTTCGCGATCTGCTTTAGCCCGGTTAATACCGGAACAGGAATCCCCGTAGAAGCCCCGAGCAGGCCGGCCTCGCCAATGGCCGCCAAGATCGTCCCAGCCGTACCTGAATTGTTTATCAGCGTGCCGGGGGGAACGGTATTCACATATTTAGCCACATCATTCAGGTCTCGTACGATTCGTGCGTTCTGCTTGCCTAGCACCACATCGAGGCGGTTGTTTTTATCCAGCGCGCTAACGGTCTTGTTCAGCATGGCCGGCGATACGATCGGCTGGCCGTTTGAGTCGGTACCAAGGCCTTTCGTGGCCTCATTTCTAATATGGTCCAATAGCGCGCCCTGAACATCCTTCCATGCTTGCCGGCCGCCAGCCCCGCTGGTCAGCATCACGCGACGAAGGAAACTGATTTCTTCTGGTGACGAGCCAATAACGGACTTTTGAAACACCTGATCCGCAGCCACTTTAGGGTCATCACTCCCTTTGCGGTTGGTTATGAGACGAGCCACAATCGCACGGTTTTCATATTTCCGTGCCTGCTTGGTGCGCTCAGCCCGTGCAGCCTTGAACATCGGTCCTGCCGCCGGCCCTGTATGAGCATCAACTAGCTTCTTGATGATGGTTTCGTCGCGAATCTGCCCCGGTTCTGTCTTGGATGCGACTCCGCTCATCTCCTTCCGGAAGTCCTCGAGCTTGCCAACTGATACAGGGAGTGGCGTAAGATTACCGTCTGCATCTTCTGCTGCAATCCCCATTCTTACCGCATATTTTTTGGCGGCGTCAGTCACGGCCGAGGACGGCACGCCAGATACCTTGCTGTTCAGATAGCCGATCAGTGACGTATCGGGAGTATCGCTATCCAATACGACATTCTTGGCTAGATCCACGGGGGCATTAGCCTCATCTGAACCACGAGCAGCGGTATACGCCGCTTTAGTCCTAGCTCTTGCTGACTTGTACCCTTGAGAAAGGGTGTCAATCACCTTGTTTCCAGTGCTAGCCGTATCAATAGCGCCAGCGCCTGTGTCATCAATCAATGAATCGAAGTTCTGCATGATTTGCAGGTTGTTTTCTTCTGCCCTGTCGCGAAGTGGCTGGCCGATCTCGGTCTTCATCTGCTCCTTTTCGAAGGCCAACTGATCAGGATTTCTGGTTTCTGCGCCCTTTGTGAGTTTCACTGGCACCGGCAGGCCTTCGGCGATGGTCTTCCGTTGGAGTGCGGCTGCTGTCTCTGCTGCGCCCATGCTTCCATCTGCGACGATTGGAGCGCGAGATGGTATTAAATCCTTCGCCTCATTAATCGCCGTCCGTGCCACTCCGCGAGCTAATGGGGCGGCTGATTTTGCGGATTGTGCAATGGTCCCGATCTCATTCCCAAGAGGACCAAGTGCCGCCAATGGCGCCAACGCCTCACCAACGGCCTGAACTTGCTCCTGACCAGCCTGAGTACGTGGCGCATACGTGAGGGCTGCTCCACCCTCGCTAGCCGCCTTCTCGATACGGTCTGCCGCCTCTTGCGTTCCGAAATTTCCAGCCACTAATTCGTCAAGGATGCTCTTCACTGTTCCGCCAACCGATCCTGCCACGCCACCTGTTGCGCCAGTAAGCATGGATAGGCCTGTTTCTCCGGCACCAATAAGCTCTTGGCCGAGTGTTGGCTCTGGCTGCTGCGTAGGCGCTGGGAAGTCCTGAACATTCCCGTTGGCATCCATGACTGGAAGATCTTCATTGGCTGCTACGGCTGGCGCCTCTGGCGTACCACCTTGCGATTCAGCCACAGGGATTCCGCCGAACTTGCTGGCCTTCACTGGAGCAGCTTGAGTCTGCTCAGGCTCTTGAACAGGAACACCACCGAATTTGCTAGGCATCTTATGGCTTCCTGTACTGAACGCCGTCTTCCATATAAACGGCGCCGGATGGGAGCGCATCAAACTGCGCCTGCGTGGTTACGGCTGGGGCGGATGGCTGGCCCGGAGGAGGCTTAGCACCTCCGGCAGATCCGCCTGCACCACCCTGCTTCTTCCAGGCTTGGAGCATGCCGCGCTCACTTCCGTTTTCAGAGATATAGTCTGCCTTGAAGTTGTGGAAGTCAGCGTTGATTTTCTGAAGCTTCGCCTGACCGCGCAGATAACTGGTGATCAACTTCTTGTTGGCGTTATCAGACGGAATAGGCCCGAGCGCTAGCGCCACGTCTGCGTCAGATGCGGCGCCCGGCGGAAGGTTGGCTGAAGCCTGAGACGCACGAACTTGTGCAAACTGCTTGCGCAGCTCTGTCACATCATCCTGACTGCCTAAGATTTCTTTGGCTTTCTCATTCCATGAGCCAGCGAGATAACCGCCCCCGAGATCTGATTTTTCAATGTCGTCTGCGAGATTATTAAACTTACCAACGTTGTTTTCTGCCGCCACTGCTGAATCGATAGTCTTGGCTAGACGTGTCTGTACTCCAGGCGCAAGCTCTCGACCTTCCTTGCTAACGAAACCTGCGGCCTGTCCAAATGCTGTTTTCTCAGGGCCATCGGGTAAATCTTGCCATTGCTTAAAGTCTTTCTGGTGTGCAGTCTGTTTCTCGGCATTGCTGGCCCCCGCAGTTTGTGCGGCTCGGGCATAAGCGCGCTGATTGCGACCAGCCTCGGCTTGCTCATACAGACTCTGCCGCTGGTCAAGCTTCTGCTGTTCTATTTGCGCGCGCTGAGCGGCCTTCTGCTCGTTGCTATAAGCGCCATATCCTTTTGGATCGATGCCAGCCCAGTAGCCAATCACATTTCGCGTCTCAGCCTGAGGATTCTGCTGATAATCCTGATAAGACTGGATGGTATGGGTAGGGTCTCCACCTCGGTCTTGAATCTGCTTGATGCGTTGCTCATAGAGCGCTGGACGTTCGGCATCAGTGGCCGTGGCGAATTTACGAGTGAAGCCCAGCGCATCACGATTCTGAATCTCATCCTTTAGGCCGGCAGTATCCTTCAGCATCTGAGTGATTTCAGGATATTGAATGGACGTGCGAGCGATAACGTCAGGATCTTGGCTGTCGAATGCCTTCATGGCGGCGCCTTGCACTTCCTCGAAACGCTTCTGCGCGCGATCGTACTGGTCCTGCTTGCGCTGCTGCTCAGCCTCTTGAAGCTTAGACTGGCGCACATTGGCAATCGTATTGCTCAAGCCGGACAAGCCTGAGCTGTAATCGTTGCCAGCGTCGACGGAATAGGGGTTTTGGTTATATCCGGCCATTAGAATAGTTTCCTGATTTTGCCAATGGTGCCTTCGTTCCACAGCGACTTGATGCCTGGGGCGATACGGCCAGAAGCGATCTGGCTTGCGCCCTTGGCGTCACCTTGGAATCCAAGTTTACTGAAGTTCCCGCCCGTCCACTTATCGAGCATAGGCCCCCACTTGCCTTCGATGTCCTGAGTGGCCACCTTTCCGGTCAACTGGTCGCGAGTTCGCTCGCCACGATTCTCGGAACGCAGCCCTTTCTTGCGACTATCTTCCTCGTTGATCATGATGATTGCAGCAAGGGCGGCCCACGGGCCAGCGGCAGCTAATGCGCCGCCTGCACCGCTCGCAGCGCCACCTCCTGCTGCTGATCCGCCAGCAGCGCTACCGCCCAACGCACCGCCAATGCCGCCGCCAGATGCTGCACCAGATCCGGCACCGGCCGCAAAGGTTGAACCGCCTAATGTGCCAGTGCCGCCAACAAGTGAGCCGCCGAGCCCATAGCTGGCGCCGCCAGTGCTAGCCGCTGATGTTGCACCGCCCGCGCTGCCAATAAGGCCAGATCCGCCTAGACCAGCCTCACCGCCGCCAGTGCCTAGCAGCCCGGACAAGCCATTGCCACCGCCCGTAGATCCGGCATTCATACCCTTGAACTGCTGATACATTTTCAGCATCTGCATTGGGTCCATGCCTTGCTGCTGGCCCTGCTGCTGTTGCTGATTGAGACTGCTGTAGTCGACCTGCTGTCTTTGTGCGTTCGCAGCCTGGGAGCTTAACGGTGCGCCATAGACCAGTGGCGAGCCGAATCCTAGCTGCTGCTGGTTAATGCCAGAGGCTGGAGTGTAGTTAAACGCCATGGCTCACCCCCAGCTTCTTGTAGTTGACGATCAAATAGCCGTCTTGGATCGACACGGCGTCAGGATGAGAATCTTCTACCTCGTCCGCCATCACGCCGTGACTTTCACCATGAAGACCGAGCGCGCTAGCAAGCTTGTTCCAGACCCAGCGATATTTGCGCAGGCCATTCTCTTCGCCGATGAACTCAATATCTGACTTCAGGCGTCGATCAGAGAACTGCCCCATGCCCCATGCCTGAATACCGAGATTCGCCAGCCCCATCATATTGTTTGCCGAGTTCTGCGAGCCCTGAGCCTTGTTGTTCGCGGCCGCAATCTGGCCCTGAGATATAGCCGTCGCGGCAGCGTTGTTGCCATTGGCGATAGCGTCAGCCGCCGACACCTGACCTTGGCCGTAGGTGTTCGTCGCCGAGATAACCCCTTGACCGAGGATATTCCCTCGGTTGATCTGGCCTTGGCCTAGCGTGTTGCCGATGCCGGCCTGATAGCCTGCAATCGTATTCGCATTCGAAGGGAGAGAGGAAAGGCCCTGAAGGCCGGCGATCTGATCGTTGTAGGCTGATACGAGAGCATTTTGGTTGACCTGCGCCAGATTCTCGTTGGTAGAGCCAGATCGAAGGCCGCCAGTTGCCGAGGCATTCCGAAGTACGGCATTCTCTCCTTGCTGCACGGCGGATTTATACAGAGGGCTGGCCATGGCGCGATCAGTGATGCTACCTGCGCCGTTGTATAGGTTGCCAAGGCTGGTCAGTGCCGCCTCTCGCAGGCCACTAGGAAGCTGATCGGCCTGTCTCAGGTAGTCAAGCGCCTGCTGTTGTGCCGCTGCCGATGTCTGCGAACCCTGCAAGGCGCTATCGGCCGCCCACTCAGAACCGATTCTGGTGTTGTCGTACCCGAGCTGCGCGGCCTGCTGAATGGCCTGAGCCGACGACTGTCCGCCAGCCTGCGCGGCCTTTGCAACACCTTCAGCACTGCTGTTGATGGCACTGCTGCTGCTTCCCCCGCCCTTGCTCCCGCCGCCTAAGATGTTTCCCATGGTTGAAACCTCACGTAGATCTGGAGTTCGTCACGCGCCTCCAGTAAGGAAAATCCGCATTTTTCGACAAGCCGCGCAACGCTTGGGCGAACAATGCAAGCAAATATCATTCTACACCACGGCATAACTGAGAACGTCCATGTGCAGAATTCGTCTATGGCCTGCTTGACCAGCCTAAGACCGGCTTTGTCTGCTGAGAAATGAGCGCTTAATGATTGTCCTTTCTCACAGCATGAGAAGAACACGCGCGCCACATCCCATCTGAAAACGTAATGATCTTCATCATGCGCAATGCCTAGCCAGTCTTCGCACAGATATGCCGGACGGAACATTAGATAAGCACCCAGCCAGTTGTTGCGCCGATAACAGGGTTTATCCAAAGCTTGCTGGTCACTGTATTGAAGTACTGGCGCGAATTGTTAGCCGCCACCACTCCTTCGGGATCGACGATTCCAGAATCCATAACCTGAATGGCCGACGCGAGCTGAGTCAGTGAGCTGAGCAAAGAAATGTAGTCATTTACGATGGGGTCGGGCCAGCCCGTCATAGCTTTGACTTCGGCGGCCGATAACGCCAGGCCAAGATAATTACTCGTTAAATTAGCCAACTTCTAAATACCCCCGTCCGAATGACATCTTGGCGCGGGATGCGCCGCGAAGCTTGAAGCCGATCCAGTTCCGCACGTACCCAAGACGGTTTACGATGTAGCGTTGGTTGTAATCTCCAGGGGCTCCGTAACGCGCTGTAACCTCATGACCATACGTTACGCCGTCATAGGTCATAGAGACGAACAGCGTGGCGTCATTAGTTGGAGAGTGCCCGGGCATTGTCTCGATGTTCAGGCTGTCGACTGACATGCCTTCTAGGTACAGGAACGGCGTGTATAGGACCCATTCGCCCATCTCGCCATACTGATCTACTGATTTCGGATCTAGAAAGCCCAATCGCAGGTCCACTTTATCGCCGAATAGCCACTGACCCACACGCGGATCGAAAACGCCATTGATGCCGCGCCATGGCTGATTGCCCGTTCCGCGCTTCAGGATTGACCATGCATTCTCTAGGCCTGACGCCGTGGCCACGGTCTCGTTGAACAGCAACGTCTCTTCCGGGAGATGGATGTACACGAATGACATGCCATCGACGCCTATCGCTTCGACAGATACGTCAGCAAGATCAGGTTCGCTATATTTGGAAAGGATGCGATCAATCGCACGAGTAGAGATCTGCTGTGTCGATCCAACGCCGAGCATGTGAATACCCAGGTCCTGCTCTTTGCGGCCACCGACGAAATACCATTTGTCATTTAGCTCGCACTTGGCATGCGTGGCCACAATGCCAATCTTCAGCGCCCTGGCCTGAATGCGAGTGAACGCGAAATTGTTCGATGCAACGTTGGCGAAGAACTCTGTCGTGTACCGGTTGAACACGATTACCTTGTCATCGGCGGTCTTTCCTACGCCAAGCGTTGGATCTGGCGAGAATTCAGAAGTTGCAAAGTCCAGAGGATTGAATGCTTCTTCGTTGTTAAGCTGCGTGTGGTAGAGCGTGGCGCCATCCGTGAGGAAGTAATAGCCATCGATCCACGTTCCGTCGATTGGAGTCTTGAGGTTCGGGTCAAGTACCTGGCGGAAACCATTCACTGGGTCGTACAGATAGAATCCGCCGCCGCCAATCACTGCCTGCGTGTTGAACGAATAAGGCATGGAAACCTGCTCCATACCCGGGATGCTGCCGAAGCGCTCTGTCGAACCATCTTCATGTACGATGATGAATTGCGTGTACGACACCCTGAAGTGGTTTTGCAGCCGCTCATTCCACACGCCGCCGCGATCAGGCCCCGCGCCGGTCCCGTATTCAGTCAGCCCGGAATGCTGAAGCATAAAGCCTTCAGCCCCAAGGATCGGCTTCGGCACGGCATACATGTTCTCTGGCAAAGCGTCCAGATAGTCAGTCTGCGTACTGATCTTGTCGCCCTTGATGAGCGTGATAGGGACCTTCTGCGACGGCATAGTTACACCAAGGTTGAGAGCTGCGTGATAGTGATTGCGGACGATGGAGAGGCTGCCCATCCGGCCGTAGCGGGAGTTACCGAGTAAAGGCCACCAGCGCCAGCGATACCGCTTGAGTCCTGCACCACAAACGCCGTGAGGACATCCGTGGCCACCAAATCAAACGATACGACAAACCGCAGCGGAATGATAACGGCGGCGTTATCCATGCGTGCCAGCGATGTGTTCCCGATCTGCGTTCCGTTCTTTAGCAGCCGCAGGAACAGGTTTACGATCCCAGCGCCAGCAGCGCGCCCGGCCTGTGCTGACAGAACGAATTGATAGCGGCCTGACACCTTGCAGGTCAGCGCGCCAGCAGCACTCAGATCGAATTGCGTAGTTGTTTGCAGCGCCCCGAAGACGATCTGAAGCGGAGTGCCCAGGGTGCCGGGTATCTGGTTAGCCACCGACGAAGCAACGAGAATGTCGCTCTGCATGATGATTGTTGGGGCCGAGAACAGACCGGTCATAGTCCCGGTGGCCGCGTTCATTTGCCCGATCATGTAACCATCGGAGCAATAGCACTCGATGTTTCCGCCATTCCATCCGAAACCGTTCGTATCTGGACCGTCTAAGGTTGCAAAGCGGCACTGCGCAAAATATCCGGCAGCCTTCACCTGAGCCATGGTGTCGGTAGTCCGATATACGTAGTTGTTGAAGATTCCGCGAGACTGAGCAGAGGCGCGATCGATTTTTTCCTGAGTGAATGGCATTGTGCTTCCCCTTATGCTTGGTTTCCAACTACCACATTAGGCATCACCTGAAAGTTGATGATGCGGATTTCTACGCGCCCCTCCGTTGTCTCAACGCGGATCTTGACCTGCTGCCAGGAGTTGGCAGAAAGGTCGACCGGCGCATTCAGTCGATAGGTAATGACGCCATCCAGCAGCACCGAACTGATCACCACAAGACCGGTATCGGATGTAACCTCGAAGGCATCAATAAACTCATCCGTGCGCAGGTAGGCCGCGAACGATTCTTGGAAGTCGTTTGTCTCGCCCTGCATGATGAACAGCGTAGACGGAACATTCGGCGCGAAGCTATTGATTCCGACATAGAAGCGCTCCCAGCGTGCAAAGATTCGATTGCCGCTGCCAACGGGCTGTCTAGCTGGCGGTTGAACCTGCCTGATGCGGTCTCGCGCACAGATTGAGGACGCGTTAGAAAGGGACTGTGTCGCCTGGGAAAACAGCACCGGCGAAGCGTCCTTGTTGAAGTCCGGAATAAGCCGCGTGGCCAGATTCGTGGCAATCATGTTCCAGTACTTCTGATCGACATTCAGGTCACTATTCGGGTCTGGTAGCTCCTCGAAGTTATACCCGACCTCGATGCCGCGCGATGCAAGCTCGGACATCATGTTCTCAAGCTCATTCAAAGCAAGCTCAAGATCGGATGGATTCGGAATAACCGTCAGCCCGGAGATCCGGAGCTTCGAATATGCCGCAGTGATTCGATCAACCTTGAGCTGTGACATTTACGCCTCCAAGGCTGCTTCGAGAGTGCCGATGCGCTTGGTATCCCAGCCTTCGATTCCTGCATCCTTAGCAGCTTGGCGCACAGGGTGAAGAGGTTTCTCATCTTCCGCGCCCTCATCTTCTACTTCAGCCCTTGGCGGCTCATAGCCTGGCGGATTCACCGACCAGCCATCAGCTAGCATGTCTTCTAGGTATTCGATTTCTACCGTTGCGGACTCGCATTCAATCCCGAATTCAGTGGTTCCTTTACCCTTGCGGTAAACGATACAGGCCATGATTCAAATCCTCATAAAAGAAAGGGGCCTTCCGGCCCCTCAAGGTTACGCCCCCAAATCAGAAGCTAACAGCTACGCCGCAGCGAGACGGGTCTTTGATCGTGATGCCGTACCAGGTGAACAGGCGGAAACGGAACTGCATGTTGATCATGTTCGCGTCGTAGATCATGTACATCTTCAGGCCATTTTTCATGGTCTGGTTGATGACCTTCAGGCCGTCGAACGACTTGAACAGTTCAGCAGGGATGGTGCCGCCCAATACTTCAACGGCGTCCTTGTCGTAGAACAGATTGGTTTTCTTCGAAGCGTCGATGTTCACCCGGTTTACGGTTGCGGCACTCAAGATGCGGGTGTCCACGTTGGCATATGACTTTTCCAGCGCGCTCAATGCTGGGTCATCGAACGCGATAGGCTTCGGCGAGATCTGCAATGACGTGCCGGTAGGCTTGCCGGTGACAGTGAAGGTCATCGCGATACCGGTGTTCGACTTGTCAGCCAGGCCAACCGCTTTCACAGTTACGCCGCCGTTGGCGAAGGTAACCTTGTCGCCGATGTTGTAGGACGCCGAAGCCGTAACCGCGACAGTCGCATAGCGATAATCGACGTTGGTTACGGTGTTGTTCACGGCGTTCACGGTGCCGGCAGTTGGTGCGAACGACTGGTTGGCCGTCACAGTGGTTGCAGGGTCTGCGCCGCCGATCAGGTTTGGCAGGAAGGAGCCGGTGTAAACGTCAAATTCGGCCACGTTCTGGCCAATCTGGCCGTTAGCCCAAGTTTCAGCCGGACGACCTTGCAGGGTTTGGCGAGCAGCCAGATCCTTCGCATACTTCAGGTTGTCTCGGTCATTGAGGATGAACATACGCTCGGACTTCGCGCCCTGGCGTTCATTCATCAGCGCCTGGCCTTCAGCGATGAAGTCATAGCCGCTGGTGGCGTTGGAGCGGATGAACATACCGCCCTGCGTGCCAACAGCGGTGGCGATATCCTTGTTCAGTTGGGTCGCCTGTTGGCGGCCTGCTTCGGTGCCGGCGCGCTCCCAAAAACGAGTGTCGCGCATGTCATCAGCGCGCAGACTCACCAGATCGTTGTTCGGAAGACCGAGGAAGGCCGCGTAGGTCTCTTCGATGATCCCTTGTTCCTGGCCTGTCAGGTCCCACCCGGACAGAACCGGGCGGTGCTGCTGGACAGGGCGCCAGATGGTGTTGCCCGAGTTCTGCATGGTCGAGCCTTCCGGCTCCATGAAGGTCGTGGTTGGCAGAAGCATGTCCTGCGGCTCGTAGGTCTCCAGAGCCTTATCGAACATGACCTCGGCAATCTTGCCTGCGGTTAAAGTTGCCATCGTTTATATCCTTACCAAGATTTGACGTTAATGTTTTTGGCCTTGGCTTCACGTCGGATGTCATAGGCTGCTTGGGTATCACCTCGTTTGTGGGCTTCCTGATACTTGCGCATCAGGCCTTTGCCCAAATCCGTGGTATTAGCGTCGCCTTGCACGTTCGTGGCCGGAGCCGGTGTATTGCTGCGTTTGCGTAGCGGAGCGGATAACTCGGCATCGAGTTTCCCCAAATACCGTGCAGCACGTAGCCCTGAAGGATCTTCTTTGAGGCTTGACACAAGCTCTTCTAGACGCTTCGTATTTCGCCCAAGGTTGTAAAACACCTTCTCAGATCCAGGGCCTAGACTGGCAATCAGAGCGTTCATCACAGGTTCGCCACCATTAGGGAATACCCCTTCAATGGCTTGCTTGACTCGCAAATCAGTCAGCCTGTATTCATCCGGACTGATCCCGCTTGCTGCTGCCAGTGTTGCCGCTCGCTCATAATGCTGGTCAACGCCGGATTCAATTGTCTTCTGCGCTTCCAGTTGCTTACGCTGAAACTCGTATTGCTGCGTCTCTTGGTGCTGCCGTGCTTGAGATTCCTTCAGCTTCCAATCAGCCAGAGCTTCCGTATAGGCGTCGTCTGGATCGTCTTGGTCGTAGAAGTCATCACGCTTCGGGCGTGCCGTGAGTTGCGGCGCTACAGTGCTTCGACGCGCTTCTTCCAGTTGCGCACGTAGTTGCTCGATTTCCGACTTAGCCACATCAAGTTTTGCTCGGACCTTGGCTTTCGCCGCGCCGATATCGCTATCAGTGAACTTCTTCTCAGCACTCTGCGACTCCTGGTCGTCGCCCTTCATCCAACTTTCGGGTTCTGGTTTCTGGCCTTCTTCGCCTTCGTCCCCTTCCGCAAGGTTATCGTCGTCGTTCAGGTCGTCTACTGCATCATCAGTGGTTTCAGTTGCTGTGGCTTGCGGAGCCGCTGCTGCTGCCGCCTCTTCTGCTGCGTTTGCTGCCCGTAAATCTTCCAGGGATTGGCTCATTTTCTACTCGCTTGGTAACGATGGCCCACTGAACTCCAGTGGTCAGAGTGCGTTTAACCTGTGCGCCTCAGTAAATAAAAGAATACCACTCTTTGCGTGCAGGTCAAAAATCAAGCAGAAAGTCTTTATTTGAGCCAAAGAAAAGCCCGCCGTGATAGGCGGGCTTTTGCGTCATGCACCCAGGCAATGTTTTATGCGGCGGAACCGCTATCCCAGTCAGGGACGCCGAACGGCGCTGCGCCGGCCAAGCCGAAGTGGTTACTCAATGCGATCAAGTTGGAGGCGACAGGTTCATTGCTCGCCTGGCCTTCCGTTCGCCACTGACTCAGCGTCAGTTCGTGCTTCATGGACTGTGCCGCGTGCGAACCAACCACTTCGAACGTGGATGCGGCGACATAGGCGATGCGTTCGGCAGCGTGAGCCGTGAACGAACCAAGGCACATGGCGAGCGCCATGCCGAGATAGGTTGCGAAGCGTTTGATCATCATAGGTCTTCCTTCGTTTTGTAGATCGGTAACAGGAATATTAGTAGACCGCAAATTTAATGCAAAAGAAAGCCCGGCTAAGAAACCGGGCTCCCTTCCTTGGTGGTCTGCCTGATGGCATGAAGCCGCTCCAAGGTGCAGCCTTATGCTTGCCGGCCCTCCGGCACTGGTGCGCAGTATAGATGGCCTATCGCTGCGTTAGATTCATTTGATCAACCATAGCGCGAAAAGCCATGAAATCCCCATGACCCAAAGGATAGCTAAAAGCGCCCAAACTCGACCCGAAGCTTTTTGAAGATCAGCAAGAAGGATGGTCGTCAAGAATGCTATTGCCCAAACGATACAGGCGCCGAAGAACAGTTGGTCGATGATTAGCTGGCTCATTTCATCTACCGCTTGATCTTGTAGGCGAAGACCGACACCACCAAAAGGATGGAGAATAGCGCCACATAACCCCATACAACATGGGTAGTAAGCCCGTACTTTGTGTACGCCACAAACATTGCGCCGCCTGTAACGCTGGCTGCAACCATGAATAGCGCGAAGATTGCTTGCTTGATATTCATATCAACCACCTCTAGTCGAGTCCTCATGAGGTCGTGGCAGGCGGTGAGGAATCCGCCGTTCGGGTTGCATGCCCTAGCCACGACTAAAGCTTATCACTGTTGCGTTAGTGTTGCTCGGAACGGGCTCACGGTTTTGTGTAGGTTCTCCAGCATCTGGCCAGCAGTCTTGACTTTTGTGTATTGAATCTCGGCGCCAGCCTGTTGCGCGTCAACCTCGACGGCAGCGCGATCCGTTTGTGCGCGGAACGCATCAATCTGCGTCTTGGCCTGATTGTTCTGCGCGGTCATCTGGTCATTCGTCGCCATCCGTTGAGCATTCATCTGCGCAGCCTTGGCTTTCTCCATCTCGGCTTGAGCTAGGACAAGGTTAGGATCTGGCGCCTGCTGCTGTTGCGATGCAGCCTGAAGCATCTGTTCTTCTTCCGGGGTATCTGGCTCGACTGCACCAGACAGGACCAGCTGCTTGCGAGCATAGGCGCGGATGTCTTCCATGTTCACGCCGTTGATTAGTGTCAGCGTCTGGAGCATGAGCATCTTGGCCATCTGCGGGTCAATAGGCGCCATCGCCCCAGCCATCGAGGTTAGCTGCTCAATCGTCTGCTCCTTCTTGCTGGAGTAGCTCGGGCCGATCTCGGCATAGACTTCGTATTCGGTGTTAGTCAGGTCGTTCAAGGCAACCAGTTCGCCCGTCTCCTTGTCCTGAACCGTCTCCATGATCTTGACTTTCTTGGTTGTACCATCTGGAAGCGTCAGGGTGACTTCGCGTGGCGCGTCATAGACTTCAACCGCCATCGAGGCATAGACTTCGGCGTCCCGGCGCTTGGCGTGCTTCAGGTTCTGCTGATAGACGATCGATTGCTGATCGAGACGATTGGTCAGCGCGTTAACGGCCTTGCCTGACAGGTCAGGGTCGGCGATGTCCTGTGGCAAGCCAGGATTGGCAACGTCTTCCACTGCCTGGCGCGACAGCTCAATGCTCGCCATCAAGGCCTGCGGAATGGTCTGCTCAGGCATCACGGCGATAGGGCCGATAGGCAGCGGCTGCCCATTGGCATCAAAGCGATTCTGAAGGTAGTAGGGGTAGTTGTTATCAGCCCCGTTCTCTTCGTACATGAACTCAAAGCCTTGGATCTGCTCTGACGTGAAGATAGGCTTCGGCCTCGGGCTTCGGCTTACGATATCGGCCAGGTATGAAAGCTGGAAGTTGCGCAGACGTTGCGGGTCCTTGGCCAGGCGCGTAATGCCCTCATAGTGTTCCTCACCTTCAATGAAGGCGCGCTCGCCGTAGGTTGGGACAATCGGGATGTTCTCGCCGGCAATGACTTCGCCTTCGCGTTCGCCATCCTTGCCCATCTTGCCGTTAAGGATCTTCTCGCCGGATGCGATGTATTTCCGAACTTCCCAGCGCTTAATCTCGCGCTCGCTGACGATTTCATAGCCGTCGTCGATCAGGTCATCCATCACTTCTGACAGGTCGCTTTCGCGTAATACCAGTGGTTGCCCCATAGGATCGGTGAAAGTGATCACCTTGTCCTTGATCTTGCGGCGATGGTAGAAGCTGACGATGTAGATCAGATCATTGCCGCTGCCCATCCATGGGAATACGTAGGACTGCTCAGGTTCTGCGAAGGATGCCGGCCGGCGAGCCTCTTCACGCTCGCGTTTCTTCTTCTTGCTGCGCGATTCCTTCTCGTCGTCGTCCTCGTCGCCGTAATCCTCGGGGCAGAGGTCACGGCACAAGTCCTGATAGCCATCGGGCGAATAAGCCTGAAGCCAGGAGACGTGATTGGCATCACCCTTGTCTAACTGTTTGGCGTTCGGGTCCCAAAACAGGTTGTTGTTGGCCTCGTAGACTGGCCGACGGCAGATGACCTGATGATCGATACCGGCGCGGTTGCTGGCGTACTTGGTGTATAGCTCCCAAGCGCCAACGCCGCAAACCACGGCCTCGCCAACAGCATTGTCATAGGATTCAAGCGTAGTGTTGGCTCTGTCGTCGGTAAGGTACAGCCCGTCTAGGATGTCGGCGCCATCGTCTCGTGACTCGCTGGTGGGGATGAAATCGATCTGAATGGGGTTTGATCGAAGGTCAGCTACGATCTGTCGACCGGCCTTGCGCAGGATGTTGAACTCGCCACGGTACTGCAGCGTAGCTTCACCTAGAACCGCGTCATCAAATTGTGTTACCCAATAGAAGAGCATGTCATCAGCTGCACGAAGCCGAGTCTCTTGCCCGTAGCAATAGGCCTTGTCATGCAAGTCTTTCAGCTTCTTGAGTGTGAGCATCATTTCCTTCCCATGGGGCGCAATGCGCGCGGGATAACTGGTTGAACCCTGGACTGCGGTACGTGACGCATCAGCATCATCACGGAATCCGCCAGGTTCGGGCTGGCCATTTTGAATTTAGACTTCATCTCAGCCTTCGTGTACAGCTCAAACAGGCCGTTGCCGTTTGGTTTGATCGGCATGCGGCAGAGCTCAGCGCGAAGTTTGTTCAGAAGCTCAATTGATGCATCAAAGCTTATCATCTTGGCCGGGTCATGGTATTCGCCATGCACGACGGCTCTGTATGTGCGATAGCAGCGGTCTCGGAGCTCGAAGTAATACTGAGCGCGCTTGTTCTTGAACGCGTCCTTGTTGGTCTTCTGGTTGGCTACGGGCTGGCCATCGATCGATTCAGCGTTGAACGATGCGGCTGGCTTGTAGACTGCATCCGGGAAGTCAGGCGATTCACTGCCACGAAATACAGACAGAACAGTCTGCTTGCCGAGGAAGTCAGCGCCCATCTGCTCGCCGAGGGCAATGCCCATGCCGTCGCCATCCCATGCGAATGCGTCAGATTGGTACTGGATCGCTTCACCAGCCGCCCAATGACCGCCCTCGTTGACAGTGCCGGTCTCCATTTCCTTAACCAGCTCAATGACTGAGCCATGACGCGAGGCGAAACCCTTGCTGTCAGGACCAGTATCCGAAGGGTCGTGCGCGCTGATTCGTGCGCCAGCGGCAACAAAGCCGAGTTTTTTGTGCGCATCAATGCAGGCGTCGAACCACTCGGACATGATCAAAGCGTTCTCTACCGAGTCGTTGAAGGCGCCCATCCAAATGTGGTCATACATGGCGCGAGACCGGAATTCGAGATCCCATAGGCGTTCTTCCTCTAGGCCGGAGTCGTGAAACCATGGATTGTCCACGTAGTTCATCATGACGATCAGGTGTAGGTCGTCCTCGTAGATGCCGTTCTTGTCGAGGTGCGCCTTGAATGGGTTGATGAAGCGCTTGCTGAATGGCGCCTCGCTGCTCGACGGGTTGGCGATGAACACCATGGACACGTTGGCCAGGTCATCAGTAGCCACCTCTTCCATCATCGTCGGCATGCCCTTCTTGGGCTTCTTACGGGCTGTTGGTGTGAGAGCGGTCAGAGAGTCTTCGCTGATGAACTGGGCTTCTTCGATCTCAAACCTGCGGAAACCATGAGCCGATTTGATGGAATCCACGTTATGCGATAGCCCGGCGAACTGGAACGCGTCCTCTTCACCGTATTTGATGCCATTTGATTGCATCTCGAAGCCGTCGAACTCCAGGCGGCTGATCTCGTCCTTGAGCAACGAGTAGATCGAGTTCTTGATACTGGTCTGGAACTCACGCAAGCAATAGGTCTTGACGCCTTCGTCCTTCGCGTCAGTCAGGCAGATGTCGGCGATGCCAACGGACTTTCCCGAGCCGCGACCGCCAATGACGATGATGAAGCGCTTCTTGGACTTGGCCACGGCTTCAAGCTTGGCGGGGATGTAAACCTGAGGATCTTCCGTAGTCGTCTGCCATTGGCCTTGGCGGCGCACGATGGAATGCGTGTGGCCATCCTTCGGGTGAACGATGCCAATGACTGTCGAATTCCCTTGGCGTCGCTCTAGCTCTGCCAGGATCATGTCTAACTCGGCACGCTCTGACATGGCTAGCGACATGCTTAGGCCCCTGTGACTTTTGCGAGCAGCTTGGCCGCGCGGGCTTTCAACTCATCGTCCGACTTCGACGACAGATCGACTTGGCCGCTGTGTTCAACATCCTGCTTGTCGCGCCAGTTGAAGCGATTCTTCATGTTGAAGATCCAAGTTGTCGGGTTTCCTTCGACTTGACCAAACGCCATCTTCCGGCCCATTTCCTCCCATTTTGCATGGCAAGCAGCCTTTGCGGCCTTATAGGTTCGGGAAAACTCATCGTCTTCTTCGATCCATCGATACCATAAGTCATCGCTTATTCCGAACGATGCGCGGATTTCAACGTCAGAACAGCCCTCCCTGCCCATCTCAAGGAAGCGCGTCTGCCAGCCTTCTTTGAGGCGATCAATCACCTCATCCTTTGGTCTTCCACCGGCCATTAGTCTTCACCCGAATCTCTATGATTTACGGCATTAGCCGCTGACTGCTTGACCGCTGCGCTATCGAGATAGCATTGCAGATCATGGAAATTGCCGCCGCTCTCGACAATCGAGTACACGCCGAATACGAACGATCCCAGCGAGTTGATATCGCTCGATGTCACAGGCTCTACATCTTGGCGTTGAGTATCATTCATTTCCATTCACCATAATTGAAGTTTGCAGATGTTCATGGGCGCGCAGGATTGCGCAGATAAAGCCTTGTGGTACTCCAGCACCCTTTGCCGCGGCTATTGCATCCATGATGGCTAATTCCATGGCATGAACTGCCTCTGCCACGTCTTCGCGCACAGATGGCCCTGGGAAGATCCTCATGACTGCCATCACTTCTTCCCTTTCTTCTTCGACTTGCCTGCTTTATCCAGAGCGATCGCGATCGCCTGCTTTTGAGGGCGGCCAGAATCAACAAGCTCTGCGATGTTCTTGGATACAACCTTCTGCGACTTACCATTCTTGAGCGGCATCGTTATTCCTCCGAGCTGAGCAGGGTTCGGGTTTTTCCGTGTTCGATTAGCCAAAGCAGGCCAAGGCCAATAGCGCACCCGATCAGCCCCCCATCAATGACCCGCTGCACGATATCGTCATGCGATTGGAGCAAGTCCTGCAAGAGGATCGTTTCAACCGCTAGGGTTGCTGACCATGCGCAGGAGATCGCCAGAATGCATTTGATCCATCGGCTTGTAGTGCATGTAAGCGCGATGACATCGATCAAGGCAAAGGATGCATACCAGACACAGGCGAATCCTGATTCAAACTCACTGACCCAGCTAGGAATCAGCTTGCCGAGCAGGGCGAAGCCAATGAAGTGAATCAGGATTGCGTTCATTTCACTCAGGCTCCGGCCCATCTGCCATGATTGGCTCATATGCCAAGATCAGTTGCTTTGCGCGCGCGATGAACAATTCTGCCAACTCAGAGCCATAGATGGGCTGAGCCGCATCTGCCAAGCGCATCGCCAGAACAGTAGCTTCGCCTTCAGAGAGCATTGTCATTTCTTCACCTTCTTGGCCGGCGTCTTACCCTTTGGCGGAGTAACTGGCGCATCGTTCTTGGCATACAGCCCCATGCCGCCCTGTACATTCTTGTTCAGCTTTGGTTTCGGTCGCATCGGTATTTCCTTTCGTTGGGTTATTTGTCCGGCTTCGTAACGGTGCCGGGCGCTACTGCAAAATCGGTAACAATCGCGTTCTGCTTCTGCGACTCCTTGGTCATGCCAAACCAGAATCCCATAACTTCCTTGGTCATCCCCAGCCATAGGCCGAGTACGGTGCCGACTGTGAGGGCGGCGGTTGTGTTGGTAATGGCTTCATTCGCCCATCCAAGGAGAATAGCCACTACGACGAACAGGGAGCCTCCTAGCATGATCATTGTAAGCACTGGACGCACCAGATCGTTTGGCTGGGTCGATGCAAGCTTCCTTGCGCTATCCCGGTCGGCGGCTTCGGCGGAGTATTGCGCGCCTTCTGCCTGGATCTCGACGATCTTGAGCTGAACAGTAAGCCGTTCAAGCTCAACCTTGGCGTTCAACTGAAGCTCAACAACCTTGGCGTAAGCATCAGGATCGTTCGTCAGTGCAGAGTTTACCGCATATGGGTCACTATTTACGCCAAGAGCGTTTGCAACGAGTGCGCCTACTGCTGCACCGGCTGGGCCACCGAGAAGAGTGCCGACCAGCGGGGCTGATTTGCCAATGATGCAGCCGATGTCGGACCAATTCATTTGAGCGACCTCGCCACGCCTTCCTTCAGGATATCGTCCGGATATTCGAATCCCGAGTTCTCGTGATGGATGATCGCCTTTACGAATCCAGACATCACGCCATAGGAGCGTAGATCGATCGTATCACCAGGCTTGGTATTGGTCAGTCGCTCGACGGCGCGCATGTAAGATGCAGTGTCGTTCTCATTCGATGGCGCCCATCTGTTGATGATTGCCGAGACGGTGCGCAGCTTGTGCTTGTCCTGGTATGTGAGCAGCAACTTGCCGAGTGCGCGAATTCCATTCTCTGGCGAGTCGAACCGGGCGAATCGTGGCTTGGGAACTCCAAGCTCAAGGCCTAATTGCCCCTGCCATGCATTGGCCTTGTTGTAATCGATGTTGCCAGGGTTGTTATTGCGAACCCCTCTGGTTTCAGCCATGTCGGATCTCCAGTATTTTGGCGAGATTGCCGCGGGCGGCGACCATCAGGAGCAGGACGACGGCGTAGATACCGGCATCGAAGATCTGCGCGGCACCCTGATTGCCCAGCAGAAGGAGGATTGAGACGGCGCCGCTGCACAACATCAGGAAGTAAGCCGCTAACGTCACACCCGCTCTGTAGCGGGCATCACTGGGCCATTTGTAGCAGAAGAGCCGGATGCAGATCGCAGCCGACACGGAAGCTTTCACAAGCATAAGGACTTCAATCATCCTCTGCACCCTCTGTTGAAAGGCCCAGCCTCTTGCGTATCCAGGCTTTGCCGTCCTCGTTGAAGATGGCCAGCAGCGCCTTAAAGACAGCTACACAGAAAAATGAAGCTATGAAAGACGGTACTGGCGGCGATCTGAACCCAAACATTTCTCGCTGAACGATTTCTAGACCGGCGTAATAGCCAAAGATCCATGCCGAGAGCATCAATCCTACTCGTACCGGAATAATCGTCCCTCTTGATACAAACGAAAACATCGCAGCGCCAGCAAACGCCATAACCACAGCATTGCTGTCTATGCCGGCCGCGATGGCAACCCCTCCCCCTACGCCAGTAACTACCAGCGGAACAACTAAACTCGTCGGCTCGGCCATTTGTCAGATCCGTGCTGTGTTTCGTGGCAGCGTCCCATATTCCATGGGCTGTAGATCAAATCTTAAACTATTTTGGGGCGAGCATGAAAAAGCCCTCACATGGAGGGCTTAGTATTGCGCCGAAGATTTGAGCTTCTTCGAGAGGCTTTCCGGTTTAATTCAGAACTGAGTTATCGACACGTTCCCTGCCGTCGGTTCCCGACACCGAACGCCTGATGCAGATAGCCGGTGCGAATCCGGCATGACTTTAGCTTAACGTGGCATCAGGTTCGCTATTCCTGACTGCTGGCCAGAGAGCCGCCTATTCACGCATCTGCATCAGGCTACTGACTCAGTATCGGGCGTGTTGGGCAACGAACTTAATCGCGCTTTCTCATCCCTTCAAATCAGCAGTCTGGTGAAGACGATTCCCGGCGTCTGCTGGGCTGGTGGCGGCCTGTTTGCCACATCGGCTTGGCGCTGGTTGACTGGTTGCACGCAACTTGTACTCGCTTGCTGCGTGCCGGCGCTGTAGGCCTCGGAATTTTTAATAGCGGCTCCGAGTCCGCTTGCAGGTAAGGCAACGACACCCAGCGGACCAATGGACACTGCCTGCCTGAGCGATATTACTGATCGGCAGACTTCAATGCAATAAGCCGCTTTATGGTTTCGATGGCGCGGCCTTTCTTTACCATCTCTGGCGAGCACCTGTAGACCGAATAGCCGAGGCGCATAGCGGCGTCATATTTGGCTAGGTCAGCGTTAAAGCCGACCCCCGTAGTGTGCCGTCCGCCAGTCCATGCCCCTCCCTCAACCTCAATCAGCAGCATATGCCCGATGATATGGAAGTCTGCGCGCCAGTCCTTTAGCCCTGCTTCCTTGAGCCGATTACGAAGCCCCTTACCGGCGCCACCTGATGCGATGGCGCCAAACCGGTATTCGGCCTCATGGGCGATCTCTTCGGCCGCCAGATGATCACCTAGAAGATCTGCGCTCAAGCTTTAGGTTCCTTGCTCGGAACCTTGTCAACACGTTCCAGCACCTTGCATGGCTCGCCGTAGTCATGAAGGTCATCTTTGAAGTGGTTCAGGTGGTGGCACTCGGCGGCGCGACGCAGCTCGTCAGCGGCATTACGCAGCTCTCCGACAAATTCGACTTCAAGCAAAACCGACTCGTCGGCCACCTTCGCCATCCTAGCGCACTCACGCGCCCACTCACTACGGGTATAGCGGTCAGCCCCGTTAAGCATTCGCTCCATCTTGCGGCTGAAATAATCTACATCAAGTCCGTGGCTATTGGTCATGGCTTCACGCTCCCGCCTGCCGCGATGATGGACGCAACAACAGCCTCATAATCGAGGTAGTCGCCATCTTCGTGCTCCATCATATCGAGATCGGTCGTAAGCACTAGACGCTTCAACTCCACCACAACACTTGCCGCCCCATCCCTGAACCCGTCAGCCGCAGCGGTGGTCATGTCTATGGCGGTGTAGGTGGCAGGTAGCGATTCGCGCGAGGCCTGCCATGCCCACCATGCGTGATGGACGACTGGATTATCATATTGCCCATCCGCTGCTATGCCTGGATGATTAATCCTCAAAAGCAAGCCTCGATTATTAGGCCATCTAGCCTTAGCTGAGGCTTCAAACTCTTCACGCATTTGATCATTCATCAGTCTTCACCTTCGTCGTTGTTTTGGTCCGACAATCCTTGCAGCGCCAGTGGATCGATGCCGGGCGCTTATCCCTTGGCTTCATCTCTCCGCAACCATAGCATTTACGGACGCCATATTTCATAGGGAAGCCGTCACTATATCGGTATTCCATTTGGATTTCCTCGTGTTGAGGCTATCGCGATTTGCAGAAGAATCCGCTTGAAACTGCATTGTCAGATCCATGTTCCGAAATTAGCTGCGAAAGCAATTGACCTAGCACCGTCCGAGCCTGATCAGTGGTTATTGGCTGATTGCTGCGCCAGGCTCTGATATCCTTCTCGCCGCTTGGTAGCGTTAACCAAATTTCCCCGATCCAAATTGTCGGGACCTTGGGGAGCCGCCCAGTCGTGCGCGGAGTTGTCGAAGCCATGCCGTGGGACCATTCGATTCTGGCGCTCATGGCTTGCCATCTCCGCACTCAGGGCACCAATACACGCCCATGCCTGGCTCTTCTTGCGACGGCGTAAAGCCCTGGCATTCTTTCTGCTCGTCGAAGTGCGTGCGAATTCCTTTCTCATCGAAGTAGTGCGTATGTGGCCCAAGCCCGTATTGTGGGAAACAAGGTTCGCCGTTCGGATCAGTGCAAAATTCGCAGCTCATAGAGATCCCCCAGTGATTTCCGTGTAAATCGATTCAAGGGGATTCCCGGGCTCAAGGAAATTCCATTGGCCTTGGATTATGGCCGGAATCCGCGTCACCAACTCCGCGCAAGCATTCCAGTATTCATACCGCGCACTGGTCAGCGCCTCCTTGGCCAGATGTACGGCGGTTGGATGCTCGATATCGGCTGACTTGTAGGCCGCCTCGGCGGATTCGAGATTGGTTTTTAGCTGGTGGATTGTGGTCATGATTTCGCCTCAACCGGAATGTATTTTGTCAGGCGCCATTGCGTGTTATTGAGCTGACGATGGTCAGACTGAACAAGTCCATCACGCTCCATGCGTTCAAGCTCTCTACGGATTTCCTTGGTTCCGCCATGATCAGCAATATGGAATTTGAACCACCAAGTGCAGAACCAGCTATCCCTACCGGTATTAGCGCCGCTCATGTAAGTCGTAATTTCTTCGCGGAGAGTCATATCATTACTCCAAGTGCAATCCCAACCAGCAACAGAACAAACAGGATGCGCGCCGCGATCTTGCAGACGGTGCGGATTAGTGGCTCGCCGGCTGCGTGGGATTTGCGGGCGTCTTCGTAGGCTTGCTCCCAGTCTTTGGCGGATGTAGTTCGCCATGGATTGACGCAACGCATGCCATCAAGCTGTTCCGCCGTAATCGGCTCTGTATGTGGGCGCAAGGCATTTCCGAGCCATACCATATATTCAGGCGATTCACGACCAACTGAGTTCTGCAAACCTGCGTTCATCCGATAGAGCCGGATCAGTCTTTGTGCCTCTTCGTATTCATGCGTGAGCGTGTAGTCGGTTTTCATGACTTCACCCACATAGCGTAAAGCATAGGCCCGGCGATAAATGCCATGACGATCAGGAAAACTAGTGACTGCCAAAAACTCCATTGCTCTCTCATCATTCCACCTCACAATTTGGCCAGACCCCGCGAGCTTCGTGCAGGGCCTGTGCGCGGTCAATTTCGCCGTCTAGAGTAACCATCTGAAACGGCGGATAGCCCTCGACATGAACAGTCCATGTGCGCTTTTTCATGCCTCAAACTCCACGAACTGAGTTCCTCCAAATCCCACGTTCTGGTTGAGGAAATTCATCTTTGCCCGGGCGCCTTCCATCCAGTGGAGATGGTTAAGCGTCCCGGTTGCATGTGGGTTTGGCGTGCCAACTCCGTTAAACCCTGCTTGGTACGCCTCAGCCGCCTCCTTCTTGGCGTTTTCCTTAGCTTCTTGAGCCGATGTACCGCTTAACGACTTGCGCAGCTCTGACAACTCCTGGCGGGCCTTCTGGTATTTCTGGTAATTCACTGCGGCGAGCGCCTGAGCGTTGTTCCGGTCGTTCTTCAGCTGGCCGATGGATTGGCGCTGCGATTTGACCTTGGCTTGTAGATGCGCCATGACTTCGCGCTCACTGCGCAGAAGCTCTTGCGCTTCGATCAGGAACTCGCCGGAGGACTTGTTGGCGAACTCGAAAGCCTGGAGCTTGTTGCGCAGTTCATCATGCTCTTCGGTCAGATCGCAAACCTGCTCGCATTTACGATTGGCTAGTGTTTTTTCTGATTTAAGCTCCTTACGCAGCTCTTCGAGGTGAGCCTCAAGTGCCTCTTCAAGCTTTTGAATAGGCAGCGATGCAAAGCACTCATTGACGATCTTGAGGGCCTTGTACATCTCGCGCTTCGTTACTTCGGTTGCATTGGTCATAGGTCTTCTCCAATTAAACCATTAAGGCATATTTCATTTTCCCGCATACCTCACAGCGTAGGTGGTACCAAGTACCTTCTATCCGCTTCGGACTATCTGAATATGTTTTTATATAAGGGCCACTGTCTGAAATCTTGTATTCGTGAACGCCGAGGAAGCACCAAATCTTTTTCATTTCAGTATCTCCGCTGCAAGTTGTTGTATCCGGCTCCAGGTTTCAGAGGTCGGGCGTTTGTCGTAGTTGCTAAGCAATTGCGCGATTTGCATTTCACGCGACACTTGATTCTCTTGCGATGCCCATTTTTCGGCAGCACGCTTCATCTGTGACTTGTGATCCACGACTATCGGCAATTCGACTTGGCCTGGTAGGTTGATGGCGATCATGGCATCAAGCTCCAGTAGATGTTGTTTGAGCCTTTGCTATCGGCAATCACATAACCGAGAACTTCCATTCGCCGAAGATCCTTGCGAACGTTTTTGCATGAATCACCAAGATGGCGCGAAACCATCCATGTTGAGGTGGCATGGCATCCTTCCAAATATCTAGCGATTTTCAGATATCGAGCATGCTCCTCGGTGGTTATCGCCATTTGTCGCCAGTCTTTGCACATGCGAACTTCATTTTCGAGAATAGGTGTCATGGCTTGGATTTCCTGATCACATGCTGCGCCCGCTTAACCGTTCCGTCCTGTCTGACCAGCCGCGCATCAGATCCTTTCGTAAGGCGGACAATCGAACGGTTCCTCTCTACGACCTGGAAACCTTCGGCGACTAGGTCGGATACAACTTTGTCTTGTGGGTTCACTCCGGATTCTCCAGTTTGTTTTTCGCCATAATCGCCAGTTCCGCTTCGGCCTTAGCGATCTCTTCTAGATTCAATTTCTTTTTGTCGTCGCCTTTCCTGCTGATCTGCTTTCTCAAGTCTTGCCACTTGCTCCGAAGATCCTCAGGCTTTGCAGCGCCAGACGGCCCACCCAGCAATCCAGCAATCGCCAAACCATCGGCAGTGATTGGCGTTTCCGAATGCATCTCGATCAGCGCGGCAGCCTTTGGGCCAGACAACAGGCCGGCCACCTGCGCCGCTTTGATCGCTGGCGCTCGGCGCTCCTTGTTTTCGCCTAATGATACGAACCATTCGAACTTCTCACCTGACGCACGTTTGACGCCGACAATCCGGTCATACGCTTCAACAAACGCCATTCGAGCCGCCACTTTGTCATTCAGGCCATCAAGCAACGGTCGGGCGATCGACATCGCCTCCAGGATTTCTTCGCTAGTCACAACGGTTTCGCTTTCGTCTAACGACTTCTGCGCAATAGCCCATGCTTCGTCTCGACCTGGACGGCCATCTGATGCCTTGGCCGTAACAACTTGGCGGATCAGGTCGGCTGGCTTTGGAGCGAACCGGCCTCCTTCAGGGTCTTGTAGGTGCCGATTAAGCGCCTCCCTAACGACCTCCAGCGGATATTGACCAAGCGCCGAGAAGAAGATATCCACGAAGCCTGATGTGATTTGACGCTCGTATACCGCCATGGTCGCGGCCAGCAACTTCGTAAAGTCAGCCTTGTCTTCAGTGCGCATGGATGAATTCCCCCTCGATGATTACCGTATCGCCTGTGTCGAACAGGTTCTGATTCGTTCCGCTTAGCGACTTCTCGCGTGCAATGATTTCCTGCACAACTCGCTCGTTGTTTTCTTCGACTGCGGCCTGCTTGTTGAATGGCTTGTAACCGCCTCGGCCGCCTCCCTGCGAATCCTTTTGCGCCTTACGCATCCATGTACGCCATGTAGCCACCCAGTCGAGCTTTGTCCCTCCTGCTCCTCTCCAGTAATCACAGAAGTTTTCCGTTTCGGCTTTGACGCTCACAGCCGGAACTGATTCGGCAGCCCATAAGCGCATCTCGGCAGTAACCATGAACGGCTCAGGTATCGAGCGCTTAGTTTTCTTTTTCTCCCCTTGGGGGGCTAAAGGGGGAAGCTCTTTATCTTCTTCTCTTCTCTTCTCTTCTCTGGTCACGCTTTCGTCACAAGTTTTCTGTGACAAGAGTGCTGCATCAGCAATAGCCTTCAACTCCCTTGAAACCCTTTGTCTTTCAGCGGCTTCCGCACGTTTCTTAGCAGATTCTCCGTTGTGTTTTCCGAAGTTTGGGAACTCAATTCCATCCGAACCTATGATTAGCCACTTTGCTGCCGCTAACGATTTTGAGAAGCCGTCACAGTGAACGAAGCGGTCTAGCCACTTTTCTGTCACACGTTTTATGTGACCATCCTGTGACTGAGAATCTGCCCAGCTCCAAATGTGGTGAAGCATTCCGACCACCTCAAACTCGTTTTTATCAAGGTCAAGCGCGATAGCAATAACAGCCGGATCATGGGCAAGAGCAGTTCGCATCTTGATCCAATCTCCCGCCATGAATCATTCCTCCCCTAGAGCCAGAAACTCGCTTGATTTAAGCCCGACAGCAGCGGCAATGCTATTCAGCGTTTCACCTTGAATAGTCTGCGATCCAGTCGCTAAGCGGCTTATTTGATTCTGAGAAAGGCCGACAGCATCAGCCAGGTCCTTGCGGGTCATGTTCCGTTGCGCCAAAGCTACCCGCAGGGCCTTGGCGGTATCCGGTTTGCTGGTGATCATGATGTCTTCCTTCTGGTTAAGATGACTCCACTATAGTTTATCGAAACCGCTTGTCAATGTAGAAATATACTTGACAGGCCGGCACCCACATTCTAATGTTCGTCTCAAGCAACACAACAGATTCATGGGCCAGGGACGGCACTAATTCAGATCAACCAAAACCAAGCAACGGAGATACAAATGAACATCGACTCACTGACCTTTGGCGAATTGAAACAGATCGCCGCAATGTTCCAGGCTACAAGAGCTGCTCCAGCATCAGCCCATCCATTCGTTGGGAAGTACGTAATTGTCCGCTGCTACTCGGCCGGCGTGCATGCCGGAGAATTGGTTAGCCAGACAGGCGATCAAGTTGTGCTGAAGAACAGCCGACGCTTGTGGCAATGGGTTGCTAAATCTTGCGTAGCGCTCTCTGGCCTAGCTATCAATGGCCTGAAGTCCGGCAAAGTAGATACAGTTTTGCCTGAACTTTTTCTGACTGGCGCTATCGAGACAATTCCATGCAGCGAGGCTGCCGAGGCTTCGATCAATGAGTACAAATAAAGGCTCCGGCGACGGCTCCGGCTCCGGCGACGGCTCCGGCTGACCACTAACTAACATCGCCCGCCACGTGCGGGCTTTGCCAGTACCAACGACAGGAGAACATCAATGAACATCCACCTTCTGCAACGCCTCCAACTGCTGCTCCAGCTCGTCAAAGACGACCGCCTGTGTGTGACGGCCCGTGAGAACCTGGCGGCGGCGAAAGAGCTGGTCGACACCGCGCATGTCCTGGGTGACATCGACCACTCGGAGTATCGCCACCTACGCAGCCTGTGCACTCATGCGCATATCGATGTTTCGAATAGCGAGCTGGCTCGTTCGCGGGATCTGCCGAAGACCTATGAGAAGTTTTCTGATGGGATTCGGGCGGTTCAATCGTGATCCGCAAGGCTGCCAAGAAACAAAAACCAAATGTCCACGACTGCGCCAAAGGCCGTATGCATGACGCACCGAGGAAGGTCGTTACCACTATGCCGGGCGGGTATATTGCCTGATTGGAGATTGAGATGTGTGATTGCCGAAAACTGTTTGAAGAAAAAGCCACCGCGCACTACCCGGAAATAGAAGGAGCTACTGCGAAGTTGTCTGGCTACATGCTGATCCCTTCAGGATTTCAGTACCTTGAGTGCGAAGTAAAAGGGTTTCGCACTACAGCTAAAGGGAAAGTCATCGCGGTCAAGAAAACCATAAACGCCATGGGCAGCCACTGCATGTTCTGCGGCGAAAAGTTCGAATAACCCCGCCATCTCTGGAGGCCACCATGAACAAACCAATGGCAACGAAAGGAACACGGCCTGAAGTGCTTTTGCATATCTCCAGGCAGAGAGCTTTAGGCGAGCGGATGATCGGGGACCGCGACCAGCCGCACTGGTCTGAGCTGGCAGTGACTGCCGTTCTGGTGCTGGCGGTGCTTTTCTGCGAATCGCGGGGGTATCTGTGAATCCCTACATCGGCGACCGCCAGCTAGACCCGGACGATGAGCCTCTGATGATTCAGTGCACCTATTGCAAGGTCGCGTATCACTCCAAGGCGTGGCGCGACTACCGGGGCAAATGCCCGAGCTGCCACAAGCCCTACGCGGGCGAGAAGAATGAGGATTGATCGATGAAGCCACTGAAAATGTACACGGCAGGCGCTCGCTACCCTAGTGAATATTCTGTCGTTGCGGCATGCATTGCATACACCCACAAGGAAGCCAAAAAACTTTTGTGGGCCGGCTCTGATTCTCTCCGGCAGGAATGCGACTGGCAATTTACAGAGATGCGTGTAGGCCGAAGCAAGTCAGATGACCAGATCGCATCAGGCATCCAGCCTCAAGAGCCACATGTAATCAACGACACGGCGATAACCCGCCAGATGGGCTGGTTTTGCACTGGCGATGCAGGCTGCTCTGATTGCGGGCTTTACGAAATGGATGGCGACTTTCCACTCTGCCAAGAATGCGGGTTCTGTACCGAATGCGGACACGACGAAAAATGCGCAGGAACGAAGCCATGACCACCTTCCTACTCGGCTGGCTCGCGCTGGCCATAGCGCTGACGGCGATCATCTGCCGCCTTACCCATAACGCTAAGGCTCGCGACGAGGTTCAAGCGGGCATGAATGGAGTTTTAATCGCATGAAAGATCAAGATTTGTTGGACCTGTACGTGAAAGAGGCGAACAGCCTCAGCTACTACAACGCGGCGGAAGGCCAATCTTACAGCCAAGAAGCAAAGGCACGGGGCGAATGCAGAGCCCGATACCTGGACGTTAAAAAACAGATCCTTGATCGTGGCCTGGAACTGCCAAAGGGCAACTTCCTGATCTGAACAATAACCGCCCCACCGGGCATAGCAGATTGGAGATTACCGTGAGCACATTTAAATACCGAGCCGAACTTTACGACGAAGTTTGGAAGCTGGCAAAAGATGCAGGATTCGAAAACGTGACGATGGTGTTCGATCAGCTCGCTGCTTTGCGGGAAGAGCTGGCCGTGGCGAATCACGAAATAGAATCGCGCATCAGCGCTGAAGTCGGAGCTATCGAAGCTCTACAGGAAACACAGCAGCGCCTTGCGGACGCCGAGCGGCGGAATACTGAGCTGGTAAAGCTGCTATGTGGGCTCCCTGCCGAGCTTATGGAGCTATCCGGGTGTGAAAATACAGCTGGGGTAATTGCGTGCGCGGAACACGTAAATGATGTTGTTACCGCCCTCACCAAACCCGAAGAGGCCAAGTCATGAGCGAATTTAAGCTAGTGAGGCGGGAGCTTCTGGAGCGGCTGGCATTGCCAGAGCAGGATTCACGCGGCTGGACAAACTGGAACACAGCGCAAGCATACGAGGCAGCGAAAGAACTCCGCGCCGTTCTCGCTCAGGAAGCGGGGAAGGTTGAGGTTTTGTATCAGGCCGAATATCTCGGTGACGGCGGCGGTTGATGGTCAGACGTTGAATACAGAGAATTCAAGGCGTACCAGGGTAAACGCGATTTTCGAACGCGCACGGTCTACGTGACAATGGAGAATCCAGATGATTAAGGAGCGCGCAGCGAAAGAAACTGAAGCGGCGAAAACTACAATATTTTCTTCACTTTCCTACGACCCTGAGACTGGAGATTTTCGGTGGAAGGTGGCCGGCAAAAATACGGTCGGCATAGGTCACATAGCCGGGACAATGCATCACTCTGGATACCGACACATCAAGGTTGGAAATGTTAGGTTTTCCAGTCAGCGCTTGGCCTGGCTGTTCCATACCGGAGAATGGCCAAAGGAAAACATCGATCACATCAACACCAAAAAATCTGATAACCGAATCTGCAACTTGAGAGAGGCCAGCTTTTCACAGAACGGATTCAATATGCCGATGATGCCTTACAACACATCAGGGTTTAAGGGAGTCAGCTTTTCATCGCGAGAGAAGAGATACAGAGCCCAGATCACGGCATATGGGAAGCGTCACTATCTTGGTCTGTTCGATGATCCAAAGGATGCTGCTGAGGCGTACAAATCCGCCGCCGCTCGACTCCATGGTGAGTTCGCGAGAACCGAAAGCGCCTGCCTCGACAAGGTCAAGGAGATGAATCAATGAGCCTTGAAGCAACTGAAGCAGAACTGCGCTTTCACACTCACCGATTGGGTAGCCGTACCAGAGTTGCCAGGCTGTACCAGGTAAGCCCGATAGCGATCTACAACGCGCTTCCTGTGGTTCCGTTCGATCACTACCGAAGAGGAATGATGGTCAATATCGGCGGCATCATGGCCAAAAAGTGCAAGAGATGCGGAGTGGCCAGAGAACTCGAAAGCTACTGGGCATCCAACAGCAAATCTGGCTGCCGAGAAACCTGCAATCACTGCCGAGACAAAGAGCGAGGACTAACCATATGAGCACCATCGATTTGGACGCGCTCAGGGCTGACGTGCAGATGGCGCAGCAGACCGGGCGCAAAATGTGCACTGTTTCGGTTGCAGAGCTTGATTCGCTTCTGTGTCGCGCCAGGGAACTTGCAAAGGTGCAAGACATGATCCCGATGAGAGTCGGCTACGCCTACGCCGAAGACATTCACCTGATGATGCGGGGTGAGAAATTCCGGATCGGCCTTCAGCGCAAGAAGGGGTCGCGATACCAGATTGAGGTTCTGTGCAATTACCTGCCTGACGGGCGACGGGATGCGCCGAAGATTGACCTGCAAGGCATTGCTTCAGGCCTCGGAGTGATTTAGAGTTCTAGCCGTTACATGCGCCTTGGCGGGCGAATCAAACTGGTAAGGAGTCCCAAAGACAGTGCAGGAACCAGTTCCTGTCCGCCAACACCGAAAGGTGACTGTCTTTGGGACTCCTTTTTTTGGAGCAGCAAAATGTCAACTGAACTCGCAATCATCACAAGCGACATCTACGGGACTCGCGATTCGTTCGCATCCGTTCTGACGGACCGGTCGCTGAACTTCGAGCGCGAGGCGGAATTCGCCTTACAAACAATCGCCGGCAACGCCTACTCGATAAAGATCGCCATGGGCAATCGGCAATCGGTTGCCAACGCTGTGACCAACATTGCAGCGATCGGGATCAGCCTGAACCCTGCTAAGAAGCAAGCCTACTTGGTGCCACGTGACGGGAAGATCTGCCTGGACATAAGCTATATCGGCCTGATGGATCTGGCCATGGCCACCGGCTGCATCCGATGGGCGCAAGCCGAACTGGTATACAGCTCCGACAGCTTTAACTTGAACGGTTTCGACAAGCCGCCGACCCACTCCTACAACCCGTTCGACAAAGAGCGTGGCGAGATCGTAGGAGTCTATGTGGTCGTCAAGACTGATGGCGGCGATTACCTAACCGAGACGATGAGTATCGACGAGGTGAATGCCATCCGAGACCGGTCGACAGCCTGGAAGTCGTACAAGGCGAAAGGAACCTCCTGCCCATGGGTGACAGACCCTGGCGAGATGGCAAAGAAGACATGTGTCAAACGAGCCTACAAGTTCTGGCCGAAGACTGAGCGCCTGGAGCAGGCAATTCATCACCTGAACACTGATGGCGGCGAAGGGCTGGCGAGCCTAGCCAAGAATACGCCTAGCGACATTGGCGAGACATGGGTGCAGCGAGCGACCCAATGCCAGACGCCTGAGGAGCTGAAAGCGGTTTGGTCTGAAGGCCTTATGGCGATCAAGGCAGCGAAGGACATGGCTGCTTACAGCCAGTTCAAGGCCTTCGTCGAGAAGCGCGGCGAACACCTGAAGGCGAATACCCAGCCAGTCATCGAAGGCGAACTTGTAGAAGGGGAAGAACAATGAGGCTTATCGATTTAACCGGCAAGAGATTCGGCCGCTTAATGGTTAAAAGCCTTCATCATGAAAGGACGTCATCAAATGGCGCGAAGTTCATTTGTGCATGTGATTGTGGGGTAGAGAAATTGGTTGTCGGCGCATATCTCCGCAGCGGACGAGTCATATCCTGCGGATGTAGAAAGCGTGAAGTTCTTGGGGAATCAACGATTACTCACGGAATGACAGGCACGGGGGCCTGGCATAGCTGGCGAGATATGATGAAGCGGTGCTACGCAGAAAAATCAAAACAATATCCTCACTACGGCGGGCGAGGCATTTCAGTTTGCAGCGAGTGGCACACCTTCGAAGGATTCTATGCATCAATGGGCGATAGACCGGAAGGGATGTCAATCGAGCGAGATGATGTAGACGGAAATTACGAACCTGATAATTGCCGGTGGATTCCTCTTTTAGAGCAGGGATACAACAAACGGAATACTATTTTTGTTGATGTTGATGGCGAACGACTTTGCCTTTCCGTGGCCTGCCGAAAACTTGGCATAAGTTACAACCGAACCAGAGACCGCATTAAAACCCTTGGCTGGAGCATAGAAGATGCTCTTTCCACACAAAAGAAAATCAATGGGGAGACGTACGCATGAAAATCATCGAATGCGAACAAGGTTCTGAAATTTGGCACCAACTCAGAAGCGGCCGGTGTACTGCTTCGCGATTTGCTGAAGCCAGGTCAAAGCTCAGCCGCGCCAGCAAGAATGGTTCGGCTGGCGATCCATCTGGAGACGCTCTGACCTACGCCTGGTCAGTGGCCATCGAGCGCATAAACGGCAGCAGCATTGACCTTCAGTTCGCCACGCCGGCTATGCGCCGAGGCACAGAGCTTGAGCCGCACGCCCGCCTTGCTTACGAACTACAGACTGGCCTTCTCGCTTCCGAGTCAGGAATTGCGATCACCGATTGCGATCAGTTCGCCTACTCTTCTGACGGGCTTGTTGCTGATGACGGCCTGATTGAAATCAAGTGTCCTGCCGCGCCGCAGAAGATCGGTGCAATCTGGTCGAATCCTGAAGAGGCCGACGCCGAGTACATCGATCAGATCCAGGGGGGGATGTGGGTAACTGGCCGGAAGTGGTGCGATCTTGTCGTCTACTGCCCATGGCTTGAATCCGTAGGCAAAGACCTATTCATCAAGCGCATCAAACGCGATGAGGCGTACATCGAATCACTGGCCACTGATTTGGCTGGCTTCTCCAAGATGGTCGAACAGTACGAGGCGGTGCTGCGCGCCCCGTCGAAATATACAGGGCTTTGACCATGGACTTCCCCCTACGAACAGAGGCAGACCGAGCAAGATTGATTGGCTACCTGTCTGGCGTTTCGATTGAGAAGCCTCTACAGGTAAGCATCAACGATGAGAAGCGCAGCGATCCGAGCAATCGCAAGATGTGGGCCATGCTGCGCGACATATCGAAGCAGGTTGAGTGGTATGGCCGGCACCTCAAGGATGAGGACTGGAAACACATTTTCAGCGCATCGGTAGAGAAGCAACTAGCTGTTCCGGGGCTTGATGGAGGCTTTGTTGTTCTCGGAATATCCACTCGCAAACAGTCTCAGAAATGGTTTTCAGACATGTTCGAGGTGATAGAAGCATTCGCAGCTGAGCACCAGGTCAAGTGGACGCAGAAAGATCTATGGGAGGGCCGCTACTGATGAGCCAGAACCGAATCACCAAGGCCGCACGCGGGCGAGATTGTCAGGTGCGCTTGCCTGGATGTCCGAGCGACGCTGAAACTACCGTCTTGGCTCATTACCGTCTTGCCGGAACATGCGGAACTGGGATCAAGCCCAATGACCTTCAGGGCGCATGGTGCTGCTCCTATTGCCACGATGCCATTGATGGCCGATCAAGGCTGAAGCTTGGAGATGAAGAGGTATCGAGAGGCGAGCTAAGGCTAATGCACGCCGAGGGAGTTTTCAGAACCATCGACATACTGATCAGAGAGGGAATTCTGAAGATCTGAATCACCAAAAGCCCGAGCATTGCGCCGGGCTTTTTTATTGCTTGACGCATATGCGTAACGCATCTACAGTTAGCTCAACGAAACGAACAACGGAGCAAGACGAGATGGCCTACGCAGCCGAAACGAATTATGTCCTTTCCTACGAATCCGCCGAAGAGTTGGACAACGGTGTAAAGGAATTCGAAACCTACAGCGAAGCGTTCGAAGCATACAAGCAATACAAAATGAGCGGTTACGGCGTAACGATTCACGAACTCGGCTTGTATCGCTAACCAACCCCACCCACCTCAAGCCCCTTAACTGGGGCTGAGTCAGCGCAAGAGATAGGATCTTTTTTCCTAATAAGCGACAGAGGATTTGACCATGCGCCCGCCAACCAAAGATCGGCACCAAAGCTGAACGAAAGCCCGCTATGTGCGGGCTTTGCCAGTACCAAAGCAGAGGAATCGATATGGAACGAAAATCACGAGCAATTCGCCTGGATGATCAAGAGTGGGATTGCTTCAAGCGCCTGCTAGGTACCGTCTGGCTTCGGCGAAAGATTGCCCTCGCAATGAGCAAAGAGAACCGCAAGCCAACCGCACACGCACTCGACAAATAACCCAACGACAGAAGGAATAGACCAATGAGTATTGATTGGAGTAAGGCGCCGGAGTGGGCAACCATGCATGGCTTCGTATCTGCTGATTCGCTAGGGATTTGGCTCAATAAATCGCAATATACCTACGTTGATGGGCGCCAATGCGGGCGCACGTTTTCTTTTGTTGGCAGAGAAGGATGGGGTATTGATCAGGTTAGCTGCATCACTGCTCGCGCCCAATGGCAAGCCGCAGTCGATGCGCTGAAGGCTGATGTCGCTCCGGCGTGGAACGGCGCAGGCCTGCCGCCTGTTGGGACGGTGTGTGGCCTTTGGTTCAAAGGAGCCGACCAAGGCGAAGTAACAGTGTTGTTTATCGGAGATGAAGTCGGTGTTTTCAAAAGCCACGCCTTCGACCATGAGCAGCACGGCGACTTGGTCCATTATCAGTTTTACCAAGTGAGTAACTCTCAGGAAGAGACTGATGCGCAAGACAGAAAAAAGGTCCTTGCAGAAATGACCGCGCTCGCTGGCGGCCAATACGCCCGAAGAGATGCGATTCTTCAGCGTCTCTACGACGCCGGCTACCGAAAACAGGAACAGCCATGATCACCCTCCTGCTCATCTACTCGCACATCGGCGCCCTAACGCTAGGCATGTGCATTATAGAGATCATCGCAACGCGCAAAAGCCTGATGGTCGATCTCGGGGCTATCCTGTTCATATCGGTTCTTTGGCCGTGGGCGTTTTGGCTGATGTTTAAGAAGGGGGTCAAGTCGTGAATCAAGTCGATCAAACTGAAAGAGCGTTTCCTGTTTCAGATGGAAATATGACTCAATTTGGAATGCCGCTTCGTGATTATTTCGCGGCAAAGGCGCTAGCTGCGCTGATCGGACATCCCGAGAAGGACTGTGTGAACCGAGGCGGGAAGGCGGTTAATCAGCTCGCCGCATGGGCTTACGATTATGCTGATGCCATGATGCGGGAGCGTGAAGAATGAGCAAGATCGAAGAGCGAGAAGGCCGCCTATGGGCGCGCAGTGTATGCGAGTCATTCCGCGAGACCATGAAGGACTGGAAGGCGTGCCTGCTAAAGACTCTGGAATGGGGACTAGTCGAAAAGCCAGAGGGCTACAAGGCCGGCGTTCAGACCTATATCGATCTGGTCAAGAGTGCATCGGATACGCAGCCAGAACAGAGCAAATATGCGGAGGATAAATAGCCATGCTATTCGTTAACAAGATCCGGTCAAACCACCTAGCGATTAACCACGGGCGAATTATTTTTGGTGTTTCAATAAACGAGGGTGGTAGAGGCCCTGTTTTCTGTTTTCACATATTCCGCAATGACATGAAAAAAATGTGGGCAAGCATTTATATTCGGCTATTCGGACGCCAATACATAAAGCATTGTGGATAGCCTGCTCCAAATATCTCTGCTACCCTCCAATCGCCAGACGGGGGAGCAGCCCCGTACCGGTAGGGAGCCCATGAGGCTCCCTTTTTATTGGCCGACGACAAGCACTTGAGCCGGAGAAGACGCTACGTTCGTCACGGTGCCAGCCAAGACCTGAAGGCTCAATACCGTCAGCACTGAGCGCTGCACAAGCCGAATGCTGAAGCCTGTGGTTGTGCTGCTCACCAGAACCCATGACATGTCCGAGCTTGGCGGCGGCCCAGGCTGAACACTTGGCACGGATGGGTAGGCCGGCGAGTAGGTCACGGTTATCAGGCCGTTCGCATCAGTGTTGCCCGTGAAGGTTTCAATGCGCTTGTCGATTGGCAGTGTCGCCAGAGCACCGTCACCCCGGACGTATTGCGCGGTGGTGCCTGTTGGGGTAGTGAACTTTGTGGCCAGTTGAGTCAACGTTGCGCCATCAGAGATCCCGTAGCCAGCAAGCGTTGTAGGCGTGGCTGTGATCGTGCTGAAGGCTTGGTTATGCGCTGATGGTGTGAATGATGAAGGAACGCTAGTAAGCGCGCTGTAATCGCCAGAGAATAGGCTTGGTTTATTGAGGATCTGCTCGGGGCCAGATGATGCCGACCAGTCAGGATTTACCTGCGCGCTAATCGTAGGCTTATTGGTGAGGTCATTGTAATTTCCAGAGGTGGCCACGCTGGCGAAGGTTGGCTTGTTTACTACTGCCACCCAATCAGGACCGCAAATAAGCTCGTCGTTCTGAACGCCCATCGATGTTCCGAGACGCCAAACAACAGGAAGGTTATCGAATGCACCGATTCCGACGACGCTGTAAACATCTTGGGCTGGCAATGGCGCTGTTCTGGTGAGAGTCGCGGTATTCGCGATGTTTCGTTGCTGGATAAACAAATCGAAAGCGGCGCCGAAACTCAGCGAAGGGACAAGAAATAAAGCCAGAATTACGTGTTTCATGATGACTGCTCCTATGTAGTTTATGCATAGGAGCAGCTATGCCTTGACAGGATAGACGGTATTACGAAGGCTGCTCAGGCCATGTGATGGAGGATGGGAATCCAGACTGGCTGGATACTCTATTAACCGCAATCCGGTACTGCTTCCAAAGATTGAGAGATGCCGCCTCTTCTACCGTGTTCTCGCCGAGGTCGACGGCATCCTGTAGCGGATCGATACGCAAGGTAGCAGCGCTTAGCAATTCATCACGACGATCAATCGCAGATTTCAACAACTGCTCCGCTGTTGGAGCCTGCGCGACCGCTTGCTCTGCGCGAACGGCTTCAAGCTCTTCGTCAGTCAGAGGGACCAAGCCATCTTTGATGAAGCTATCTTGCGACCCATCTTCCTCATAGGCATACACAGCGCGGTCTTTTGGATCTATAAAATATTTCATCAGCGCAGCTCCGACCATTTGACGCTGGATAGCGTGCCGCTAGGTGTTGACGCATTGTAAACAGCGCCAGGCGGAATAATTGCTGAAATTATCATGAACCCTGCTGCTGGGTTGGTGTTCGAGTTTAATGAAAACCCATTTATCGTCAGAGTAATCCCAGTTGCTATGCTGCTAACCACCTGAATATAAACCACTATCGGCTTTCCAGTCGTATTGGTGTAATTGGTGGCAAACAACCGGCTGACAGTTACATCTTGCCATGTTTGGCCAGATCCGAGACTTCCAAGAGAGGTCATCGCTTGACCACCGGCACCTTGGATAGTGCTTGGAACGGTTGCCCATGCGCCCGCTGTCGCTTGCGTAGATTCGATGTAACCTAGGACCCTGAACGGGACACCGGCTCGCGACGTGGTCGAGTAGATAGCGTTCGCCAGAGTAGCGCCAGACGTAATTGCTGTTGTGTTGATCAGCGTTGTTTCGTCGAGGTTGACACTGCCGGAAAGGTTGACGACTGCAAGCTCAACGTTTGCACCCGACAAGATAGCCAGCAGCATGATACGGCTTTGCGTGGCGCTGGAGGTACCGAGCGTGGCGCCAGAAGGCACGACTAAGGATAGCGTTGCCGTCACGCTCTGAGAGCTGATAACACCGCTACCAAGGGAGGCTGAACGGAAGTCAATGACGCATGGCGCGAGCGTTGCCGTCATTGCGTTGGAGCTTACCGACGCGCCGATGGTGCGGATCTGTGGTGGAGGCCCCAAAGCCCGACGCTGAATCTCCATCCAGTTGTTTGCCGAGTCATAGATTAAATAGACTCGGCCGAAGATCTCCCCGGCCAGAGGATCGACGCCGCCAGGATATTTTAAGCTCTTGACGCCGAGCCCCTGGAAGTTTGCAGTAGACGGGCCAGTGTTCGAATGGATAGAGACAAAGCCGAACTGAACGCCGTCCTGATAGCTCGATGGAAAGTTGGTGTTCGACTTCGGAACAAGGATATAGGCGTTCGCGGCG